TCTGCTGGCTTCCATGATTCAAAATAACGACTGTATCCACGTCTGGTGGCCATGTGTTTCAAGTTGTGCGTGAGTCGTTGATAATATTGGTCAGTCTCAGTAACTAGTTCACCGGCAGCGCCTTCAAACACACGACCTTGGTGTGCTCTGCGGAACTGGCTCAACACATTCAGTTGATTCACTGTTTCAGAGATGTGCTGACCACGCAGATCGTAAGGATTGCCACCATGACGCACATGTTCCAGCATGGCACGACCACCGGCCAACTTGCGGAATGGCAGTCGGAAACGCTCACCTTCTGCTGTTTCAATAAACAAACTCTCCACATAGCGATAACGCTTGTCACCTTCGGCGATGGAGCGAGTGTGCTTGATCATGAGCCTGGCTTGAGTGGGTTCGCCTGAGTAACTGACCTTCCGTGTACCGTAGAAACTTTCAGTGAGTGCTGCTTGCCCTGCGATAGCATACTTGAGTTTGCTCAAGTTTTCTAGGCCAAAGCCACCACGGATCTTGCTGGTGCGGATGGCAAAGTTTTTGAGTTGTTCCAGGAAACCTGGGCTGTCTGTTTCAGAGTCACCATACCAGGCTTTTTTATCTTCTGGCTCCATGGTTCTACCTAGATTGTCTCCAAAATACATAGTCATGCCGCCGTTCGTATCCAGTAGTATAACTGCGGTACCATAGTTCTTGCCTGTGGGTCCTACCCAATCAAAACTAAACATGTCTGCTTTACTAGCATCTGGAACGCCACGCTCGTTTACAGCAGGGCGGCCAGTCCGGGTGCTGAGTGCATCCACGTCAAAATCGTGTGTGATCAGCAGATCGTTGAGTTCGCTTGAGATTGAATTCTGTGCCATACGGTATTTAGTGCATTACAAGACTTCTACATCATGATAGAAATGAACGGATAGGGTTCAATAACTTCAGATTCGTGATCTCGCATCTGAGTGTCCAGTTCTGTGTAGAAGTTCTGCAGAGTCACCAACATACGCACGGCCAACAATGTGGCCATGATCAAGTCGTCGGTTTCTCCGGGCTTGGCAGCATAACTGGTGCCATGTGCCACAAAGTTCTTGAGTTCACTGATCAAGCTGGCACTGCTGATACGCATGCGCCCCGACTCAACCAAGTTTTTAAACTTGGAGCAAGCAGCAATTTTGGCTCGATTTGTGGTGTTGTAGCCCTTGCGGAATCTTCTTGTGCTAGGGCTAGATGTATCGCTGAGGAAGTAGCCCTTGATATATTCTTCTCCGTACTCCTGGATAGAGATCAGGGCTGCTTCACCAATGGTGTTGTTTTCCACACTGTAGTAGATGCTCTTGTCATCGCCCACTGTGTCATGCAAGTGCTTGATGATGTCGGCCATGATACGCACCTGTTCAGGAATAGGAGTTTTGTTGTGCCGCCACTCGCCCACTTGGCGTGTGGTGTTGGCTTCAAAGATCTGGATGGCAGCAGGATCGCCACCGGTGCCCAGACTAGGATCCAGTGCCACAACATACACTTGATCTTTGCGGATGGGTTCAAACCAACGCACTTGCCCTGTTCTGTGTATAGGGTCCTTGTGTTCCAGATCCAACAGTTTGGCAGGTGCAATCAAGGTCTCATCATTTATAATAAATTCACAATTCATCTCTCGACGGAAACGATCATCACCCAACTGGGCCCGCATGTTTTCACCCCAAGCAGCATCACGGTCCGGGTGTTCTTCCCAATAACTACGATATGCTTTGAATCCGTTCATGCCCAAGGGTGTGGGGTTGCCGTATTCATCTTCGCACTTGTTGGCACCTTTCCACAAGAACGCAAACTGATCTTCGTCCGAGTTGGGTGTGCTTGTGATAATGGCTTTACCACCTGTGGCCAAGGTGGGTGATATACTTGTCCAAAACTCTTTGGCGATAGTGGGACGCACATAGGCAAACTCGTCGGCGTAAAGCAGTGTAATACTCATACCACGACCAGTTGTTTCTGTTGTGGTTGCACTCACTATGCGTGAGCCGTTTTCAAAGTCTATGGAGCCTTTGTTGTAGTTGGTGGCACCTGCTCGGATATGATCCGGGCACAGTTCGTAAGCAAAGCGGATGCGCTGCATGATCTCTTGAGCACCGGTGTATTTGTGTGCTGCGATCAGGATGGTTGAGTCCGGCACAAACATAGCATACCAAAGGATATAACCGGCTGCTGATGTTGATTTGCCAGTCTGCCTGGGCATCATGGAGATGGAATAGCGATAGTTGTGATATGTGTGGATCAGTTTCTTCTGATAATCAAAAGCATGATACAGCATCTTGCCCTGTGTGGGATGCTGGATGTAGAAGAAGTTGTCCATGAAGTAGGCTGGACCTGTGTCGGGGTCAGCACATTTCAAAAACTCTTCCAGTTGTTGTTCTGTGAATTTTTGACGACGGTGTGGTGCCTTGATCAGCACCGTTTCATTAGCAGCGGCCATAGTCAGTTAGTTATCCGGATTTATTCGGATCGGCCACATTTGGCTCTTTTGGCTTGTGTGAGTTGGCCAAAGTCCACTGTCCATTCCTGTCCTGGGTTGATTTCTTTTGCTGTGGGCGGAAACGCATAGTTCACTCTGGATTCTTGTTCAATCAAGTCCACTGGTACACGGAAACGGGTCAAGTCATTGCCCAGATTTGGGTAGGGTGGCACATGTGGAAACATCCAGCCTGCGATCTCGTTGGTCTGATTGTTGATCACGATCTTGTAGAATGCATGTGGCACCACTACTCCCGAGCCGATGCGTTTGTCTTGTGCATTGTATATGGCACCCACATAGATAGTGAAACTGTTGTTGTGCTGCACCGCCCATCCACGGATACTTGTTTCCAGCAGTTTCCAGATACCTCTGTTTAGGCTGCCTGCTTGTGGTGCCATGTTGGTCATAAGGAATGATTCAAACTCCACCTGCGGATCCCATGATAGGTCACCGTCCGGGCTCATGTGGCCTTTGTCGTAGCCGGTGCCGGCATAGTCTTCAGGTGTGGCACCACTGGGTATCGATTGATCACTAGCGAACGCATTGGTTCTTGCCACGCAACCTAATGCGTTTCGTGGTATCAATGTGTATGTGACATATCTGGGTATCTTGGCTGCCACATCGTAACCCACAAGATATGCTTGTCTACAGATTGATTGTGTGGCTATGGTGGCAGGCAGTCCATAAGGAGCATGCACAGCACAGGTTCTGATGTCCTGTGGTGGTCGTTGTGTCCAGGCATTTGCTGTGGCCGCGAGAAAGATTAAATAGATTGCTAAAAGTTTTTTCATAGGTTACCTTGGATAGCCCCGGAAGGCTCGCACCGGACTTGTTTTGTCTACAAAACTGGGTTCTTCACTCTTGGCAGTTGACACCAGTCGTTTACCGCCTGGAGTATCGGTCATCTTCAATGCTTGATCAAGGATGGGGATCACTTGTTCGTCCATACCGGACACTATGGCATATTCCCCAAATGCAGTTTCTGTTGACCAGGGTCTCATGAAAGGATTTACACCGTCTTGAGCACCAGCATCTGATCTAGCACGAGCCATGGCCACTGACAGTCTGTATGCACCATAGGGATCGCTACCGGTCACACCGGGCAATATATAGGTGTATCTCAAGGGATCGGCTATTTCTGCAGGCAGGCTTGCTAGGTTTTCGGTGATAAACTCTCTTGCTCTCATCTTGCATAACCTTTGAATGCTTTGATGGGACTCACTGTGCTGGTGCTGGGTATTTCCTGACTGCGGAGATCACCTTTGTTGAGATCATGGAATTCCGATCCTATGGCCTTGTAGGCCATTTTTAACATGTTGTGTTCTTCAGGTGTGTAAGGTGCTGCAATATCATAACGTCCAGCCCAGGATTCACCATCTATGTCAGGAATAAAAGTTCCATCAGTGCTGGCTGCTGCCATCATCACACGATTTAGTTCGTAGGTTCGATCAGCATGGCCTGGATCAACAAATTTGTGCAGACCTACTGTGGCAAAACTTTTTGTTTTGCTGAGACGACCTACTTTTTGTCCTTCTGCCACAAACTCACTGGCTCGCATGTTAGATACCAGTCACCGACGTCAGCGGAGTTGCGCCGCATTGGCTGGCAGTGAATCCTGTTCCTGTGATAATGTTCAAGTAGTTGCCTGCACCCACATAGTATTGTTGAACGGTATTACCAGGAACTACCATGGCGTTGGAATACAAGTTGCCAATTGGTGTGGTCATGACGGCATTTGTAGGAACACCATTGGCCTGAATATAGTATTGTTGCACTACCGAAACTTGAAAAGTCACATTAGCAGTAGTGGTAGCAATTTCCACTTTTTCTGTGGTCCAGGCTGTATTGCTTACAGCGTTTACAACTTGAATAGCCATTATTTGTTATCCTTATTTAGATCTGCCACTGCCACAGGACGGAACAGATTTGTGGTCTGACTCAGCACGCCAGGAATCATCACAGGTTGATTACGCACCTCTTGTGGTGTAGGTGCAGGCGGATGTCGTTCCGACAACCGGGCCATGGTCTCTGCATAGGTCTGATATTGTGTGGTCATGATAAGTTATTCTTTAGACAACATCTTGAGTAATTTTGACATTTCACCGGAGTCATCTTTTTTATCATTCGCCGGCGGCGAGGTGTTTGTTTGCCCTTCAGGTTTTTTCTCACGTCCTAATGGGTCATTAGGATTAGGTAACAAAAGTTTTTTAATAGCCGTCAATATTTTTTCTACATCTCGGCCATTCGCGCTATTTTCTTCATCTTCTCTGAGCCCGTTGTATCCTAGGCGATCTTTCTGAGCAGCATTCACAGGAGTGGTGGTCTGGCCAGTTGGATTAGGCCCATTCAATCCACCGCTATACATTCCCTCATCGGCTGTTCCCACTTCGTCTGTGGGGTAGTCTGGACTATTTTCTGACGCATCGGTGTCGCCATATGCTTCGTCCATATTAAGCATAGGAAACATTTTGTTTGCGGATTTTGCCGGAATTGTTGCAGTGATTCGGCCACCGGGTTCGTTGGATTTATAAACCCAATCGCTGCCAGATTTGTTTACATCAACTCCGCCAGGAGCGGTAACCGTCATGTCATAAGGTAATTTAGGTGGTTGTTCTGCACCCCAACGATCTTCGTCCATCTCTTCACTGTCACAGCAGCATGGATCTTCACCGCATGCTGGGCACACATGAGCATGATCATGAGACTCATCCATCTGTTCCATGTCGCCGCAGCCGCAGTCGGCCATACCGCAACCGGAGCATACTTCTTCACCACTGTGTGGCATAAGGGCAGTATAGTCCCCGTCAGCAGTAGAAACGCCCATGCCAGCCATCTTCAACAGTAGTGCCAGTTGGCTTGCATCTTCGTCTGTGGCAGTGACTGTGAGACTTCGACGTGGACCGCCGTGCTCGTCATTGTTCATGCTCATGTTGATGTTCATGCTTTCAGAGATCATGTTTTCCAACTGACGATTCAAACTGTCATAGATACCTTTGCCGTAGTTGTGGCCGCCACCTCTCTTGGGTGCAGCACCAGTTGCTACTGAACCAGAAGTCTTGGTTTCGTCAACTTCTTTTTTCTTTTTCTTCTTTTCGTCGTACTCAATGTCCTTGGTTACTCGCTTGCCGGCTCGTTCGGCGCGGCTGTCTTCGCTGCCGCGACGCTGGCCATGGATACCGTCTTTTTTCTTTTCATCATACTCGATGTCTTTGGCCACCTTGCGGCCGGCTCGTTCAGCACGATTGTCACGAGTGTTGGTAGACTCTTCTTCAAATGATTGCTTACGGGCCTTTACGATAGACTTGGAATTGTCTTTTTTGGCAGTATCAATGCTGTCATAGTATCCCTTGTCAAAGTGTTGATCACTGCTTTCATTTTTCTTGTGCTTTTCGTCGTACTCAATGTCCTTGGTGACTCGACGACCAGCACGCTCTGCTTTGTCATCTTCGCTGCCGCGACGTCGGCCGTGGATGCCATCTTTTTTCTTCTCATCGTATTCGATGTCCTTGGCTACTCGACGTCCAGCACGTTCAGCACGGTTGTCACGCTTGTTGGTGCTTTCTTCGTCCATTGGCATGTCACCGCTTTGCTGATTCTGCATGTAGTCATCCACAGCAGTCATCATGTTTTCAATCTTGGCCAACTTGCTTTGCACCCATTCTGGCAAGTTATCGTTGTCGCCCAGTATCTTTTCCAAGGCCTGTGCATGACGAACCACAGTCTTGATACTGTCTTTGGCCATTTCGCCTTCGCGATCGTATTCACCTGAATCTTGTGGCTCAATCATGTCTTCTGGCATGTCGCCTTCACGAGTCATCAGCTTGCTTGTGCCACGATTGATCTTGGCACCAATCTTTGTGCCCTGGCCAGCACCAACCTTGCGGCGGCCCACAGCACCACTTGGCTCATCATCGGCACCAGCATCATGTGCTGCGCCGCTGTAGTTGCCTTTCACTGGACGATGGCGTGTGACACCTGGTTCAGAGGTATCAATCTCGCCACCGCTGCTGCTTCTGCGGCGAGTAGGCGTGTCGTCAAAGTTACCTGCTTTGAACGGTTCGTGCAGTTTAGACCAATCCGATGCTTCGTCCATGTCACGACTACGGCCACCAGCGGCTTTTTTAGCACCAACGATCTTGTCGGCAAAAGTGATCTTGTCCACAGGAGGAGCAAGTTTAGCAAACTTCTGTTGTTTGGCAGTCATTGAACGACCTGCTTCTTTCACAGGCTTTGAAGGATCAGGAACCGGAACAGAGTCGTTGTAGCCTGGAACTTTTGGAGGTTGTGTCTTTTTAACTGGTCCTGTGTCTGGGCCTACTTTGATCATAGAACCTGGAACATTTGGATTGGGTTTGGGCGCACCGGCCGCCGATGCTTTTGCAGCAGGCGCGTTTACTGCTTTTATCTCATTTTTGCGTGACGCTACATCTTGTGGAGTGGCATCAGCCTCGTGTATTTTTCTGCCATAGAGATTTGTGCCATAATCAGGTCTAGGTGTTTTGCGATGCATCACTTTATCAAAGCGATCCTGCACCCCTTTAACCCTGCGAGCACCTGCTCCTTCTGGTCCAGACAGATGATGTCGTGCTTTATGAAGTTGATCCAACTCATGATCCACTCGTGAATGTTGGTCACCACCAAATCCTTGTGCCATGCTGTAAAGTTGATCATCTGTTGCATTTTTTATCCGGTCATGCATGTCTGGTGAATACTTTGCTAACAATGATGCTGCATCACCTTCTTCTTTCAACTTTCGACTCATTACATTAGCAAAGCGATCCTGAACTCCTTTAACTCTACGAGCACCTGCTCCTTCTGGTCCAGACAGATGATGTCGTACTTTATGAAGCATATTTAACTCATGATCAACTCGTGAATGTTGGTCGCCTCCAAATCCCTGTGCCATGCTGTAAAGTTGATCATCTGTTGCATTTTTTATTCGGTTATGCATGTCTGGTGAATACTTTGCCAACAATGATTCTGCATCACCTTCTTCTCTCAACTTGTATTGTTTACCGCCCACACTGATCTTTTCACCAGGTTGAATACCATCACGCTTGGCTCGGACTACTGCGCCCGAGAATGCATTGCCTTCGTCGGTCATGCTTTCATCATACTTGTCATAACGATTACGGATCTTGTTCATGGTAGCAGCACCGGCATGATTTCTTCCTGCTTGTTGCAAAGCCTTCATGCCTTGGTCACCATATTTCTTTTTGCCAAAGGCAGCTTGTAATGCACTTTCATCCATGCTGTCACATTTGCAAGATTTACATCCACATGCCGAGCACATGCCTTCTTTCATCGTGGCTTTCCACGGCTTGAGTTGAGCCTGGTCAATGCTTTCAGTAGGATGACGCAGTTTGTTCAACACAGCACCTGCCACGCGCTTGCCGGCTTCTGCACTGCCGTAACGCTTGGCAGCACCAGCAGCGATCTTGCTAAAGTTCTTGCCTGGCTTGCCAATGTCTTTGCCAGCGGCAGCTTTCTTGGCTGAGTAATCAGCGGCTGCTTCCATCAACCTGTTGGGTGCAGGCTTTGCTGGTGTGGCGTGGGCATCTTCGGCCAGTTGTTGTTTGTTAGCCAAGTCGGCCATCTTTTTGTTTAGGTCATAGAAAAAATAATCGCTCATGGTTTATCCTCTTGGTGTTGCGAAAGTAGCAGGCTTAGGCGTGCGTTTGATATCAGTCATTGGACTCTTGGTGTCCTGTTTGATATCATTGGTGGTTTTTGCTGGAGGTGTTTTGCCACCGGCCACTGTGAAATCTGAACGGTATGCATTTTGCAACACCGCATGTTTGTAAGGATCACCTGAGTAATCTTTCTTCAATGCCTGCTGTTCAGCATTGGGTGCAGGATAATCGGTATCCGCAATCAAGTCCTTGTTCTGTGTGTTGATTTCTGCAATCTCGTTATCAATACTGTTCACATATGGTTGTGTCAACAGTCGGATCCGGTTGGGGTTAAAACCCAACAGTTGAGCCAGTTGTTGTATCTGTGGTTCAATAGCGGGATAACGAAAACTCACATCCACTGAGGTCACCATGTCATTTTCTTCGTTAGGGAAGTCTTTTAACAGTCGTTGCACAGGTGTGGTCTTTTTGCCTGACATTTTAACAATGTCAAACTGTTCAAGTTTTTGCTCCATATCCTTGATAAAGGTTGGCGGCACGTCGCCCAGGATCTTGATCCTGTAGTCATATGTGCGTTCCGATTCTGCGAGATAATGGTGAAATTTTTTCATATCAGAGTCCTATGTGATATTTATACTTTTTTGGCATTTGTCTTTCTATCGCCCAACAATCTATCCAACAATTCATTGCGATCCAACACATGGCCTTGGCCTTGCTGTGGTGGTTCTCGATCTGAATCTGCGAGTTTGGCATCCAGATTTGCTTTTTTCAACTGCAAATCAATCATTTTTAACTTCTTGGTCAGCTTGGCCTGCTTGGCAGTGAGTGCATGTCCCAGCATGGCACCAGCCACTGAGAATATCTCAGCAGCAAATCTTGAATCCACATTCATGCCTAGATCCATGAGATCTTTGTAGCTGCCCTTGGCTAGATCAGCCAGTTCGTCCATCTCTGAGTCTGATAAACTCAAGTCGCGCACACCCGGTAGAGCAGCATCAATCTTGTCAATGGCATCGTCGATTTCAGTCATCACAGACTGGGTTTGCTCAGGAGTGTACACCGGATCCTCTTCAGGATCAGTAGAAGGCGGTAAGTCGAATAACTCTTCAAGTTTGCGGGTCATACCATATTTACCGGATTGATCAACCCGGCTTATGGAACATGTCGTCTTCAGTTATGACCCTGAAGTGTATGCCTGCTCGTTTGCACCAGGCCTGCGCTGCTGCCCATTTGGCATAGTTAACAGCAACCACAGCACGGTCTCGGCTGTTCATCTTGCTTTCAATTATGCTTTGTTTTTTGGGTTTGATCTCAATCATCTCGGCACGCTGAACATTGCCTCGGGTGCGGTACGTGATAAAAAAGTCCGGCACATACATGGAGGGTTTGCCAGTGATGGGATTACGATAAGGTATGGCTATGCTTTCACTGGCCCATTGCAGCACTGCATCGTTATTATCAACAAATCTCATAAAGGCATGCTCCCACCCTGAACGGTATCGAGGAGTGTTTTTGCCCACATATTTGTCGGGGTTTTTGAGAACATACGACCCATTAGCCCAGCGACTCATGCCAACACATTCCTTGCAGTATAGTAGTTGGGGGTGACTGTGGCCCCATATCCCAGCAATGTGCTGGTGCTTCTTATGTTGTTGAGATAATAACACAAAGTCAATGTGACTTGGATAGAGTCTTGTCCTTGTAGATTTTGCAAGATGTCCAGCACCGGAGTGCGTGTTTCTTCGGCTATTCTAAACAAGCTCACTGTGAAATTGCCAGCTGCTTGATCAGTGGTGAACACAGATCTCATGTAACTATAAACTACATCATATTCTTCTGCATTGACAAATGTTTCATAGTTATAGAATGTGTCAAAAATCCTGACTGTGAGATCCACATTGGTATTGAGTGCGTTGACTGTGCTGCCCATGTTATTGTCCTTGTGTGGTGTTGGTAGTGGCCACTCTATTTGGAGCAACTGGAAATATCGCATTCAGCCCGCCATTGCTGCGGACTGCGGCTGGAATACTGCTTCTGAGCACACCTTTAACCGCAGCATTGGCTTCTTCGTTTACCGAGGCTCTGAAATCTTTGCCTTTCCAGGTCTGATTCACGGTGCCAGCTTTTTGTATGGCCCCGATCACCCCAGTCAGTGTACCACTCTGTAGATCTTCCACGATACCAATACCAGCGTCCAGCAATCCTCCTTGCCCCAACACAGATTGTGTGCTGCCCGGCCTTGCCAAGCTAGAGCGTACATTGTCATAATAGGCAGAATCAGCAAACCCAACCACATTGGTGTCTGGACGCACGCCACCTATGGCTCCTTCATAATATTTCACAAGTTCGTACTCTATAGTCATTGAATTCTGCATGGTACCTGCACCCTCGTTATAATTATAGGTGTCATGATCCCAACTTTTGATCAAGGGATTGATCAACACATAACTCACCCACTTGTGCTGGCTTAGCCCATACACAGTGATGTCACGGAAAAATGCCTGCTTACCTGTCACAGTATTGCCACTGTCACTGTAGGATTCTCCCGTGTACCCCCAGTCATTCACTGGACGATTATTGTCGTAGATATCTCTGGCATTGTAAACAAATCCTGCTTCAGATTGCAATTCTCCTATGCTGCCATTGGTGGCCCTGGGCGCCAGATAAAACTGTGCCGGATCTTTGAAGTAGTAGGCATAGTAGTTGTACCACATGTTACGCACAAGACTTCCACTGTCGTCATGAAACGTCATATTCAATGGACCGTAGTTGATCTTTTTCTGGATCACACGTTTGCGATTGTACTGATTTAATGTTTCTGTTTCTAAAGTAAATTTAGGCAACTGTATGGTCTTGACCATGAGACCAATTTGTACTTTTTCATCTGTAGGAAATGCATTGTTCAATAACGGAATACCAGTGTTGATATTGAAATAAGTGTGGAACAAGAACTTGTTGCGCGGAACAAGTTCGTATCCGTTGGGGAGAAAAGTCTTGGCTGCATGGGCATAGTCTTTGAGACCTTGCCCACCAAAAAACTCTTTCTCAAAGTCCTGGCCCCAAGCCATGCCAGATTATCCTGTGACTACGTCGTTGACTGTTCTAGCGATAACACTGCCCACACCAGCACCATTTGGTGTTTGATTGGCATTGTCATAACGTATGGTCAAGGCGATCTTGAGTGGTTCCGAAGTGTTGTATGCAGCTTGCCCGTAATCCGCATTCTTGAGATAGCAACCATACAGTTCCCAAGTTTCCAGCACAGTGGGTTCAGCAGCACCATTGCCACCATCCAGCACTTCAAATCTTGTGGTAAACTTGTAATCAATACCAGACGCAGCTGACGCCATTTCCAAGAAGTCCATCTGTTTCTGTAGTTGTTCGCCAACCAAGCGACTAACTGCACCCGATGCGTCATCGCGCAGGTTACACGTGACATCAGCCCAGTGGTATTTGCCGGCCAGTTTGAGTTCACTGTTGTAGATAGGAATAGTGATGTCATCAAAACTCGCGGTAGGTCTTTTGAAGTCAATCACTTGTTTGGTAAGTTCTGTTCGGGGTGTGCTCACCCCGAAGTTTTCAAATATCACTCTAAAGCGATAGCTGAGTTTGGGCATGAGCAAGCCTTGGTTGCTCGCGCTTTGATCGCTTGCCAAGGGCACTGTCATTCTTGTTAATGATGCAACGGCCATATTTGTAATCTCCTATGCAGTTATTTACCTCGATCGAGGCCAAAAGAAAAGGGGTGTTTTCACCCCTTTTCCTGTATTAACCATGCCGTTAGATGCTGGTCTGAGTGGCACTGGCTGCGTTGGCAATAGCGCCTGTGGTCTGGAGACGCAGCGGAATATAGATGAATTCCACTGCCTTCACGGGTTCGATAGCGATGTTGACCCATAGCTCATTGGCATTGATTCTGGCAGGTGTGTTGTTTGAATCATCGCACACTACCAAAAAGTCATAGATACCGCGCTTGGCCACAAGATCGATACACAGGCTGTTCACAGAGTTACTGATTTCATTGCGAGTGATCTGATCATTGGGTTCAAACAAGAACTGCTTGCCAATCTCTTCCAATCTGCCACGCATGAATGCAACCAGTCGTGCCACATTGATACGATTCAATGCAGTGTCGCCTCCAAAAAGTGTTTTATTACCAAAATTAGTAATACCTATTCCAGGAACAAACGTGATTGGATTGATACGATTGAGATATTCAATATCACGCAAGGCCTGGTTATTGCCAATAGTAACAAATTCACCAGTGGCAGCATTGATATAACCAATCCTGGCAGCATTGTCGATCACACCGCGACGTACACCAGCCGGTGCCAACCATGGATAACTTACACTATCACTACGGACTATGGTTCGAACCATCATGTGGCTGGGTGCTGTTACCACTGTGCTTCCGCCAAGATCTGTGGTCTGGCAACTGGGGTAAAACACAGACGCATATGCCGAACTGCTGTTAAGTCCGTCTCCGGCAAATATTCCCAATCCGCCATTGTTGGTGGCCCAGGACACGATGTCTCCGCCCTGTGGAGCCAGTCTCATGGGAGTATCTCCCACCACAAACACAGTGTTATTGCGTTCGTTGCTGAGTGCTACCATATCAGGTATCAGTTCAGGATATGCTGTACAGGCTGCAAGATTGAACTCGGCTTGTTCTTCACGAACTGTGACACTGGTATTGATGCCAGATCTAAGTGCGGCCACAATCAATGCACGTTGAGCAAAACGGCCCATGTTTGGTGATCCATCTGCACGATTGCCAGAAGCAGTTACCCAGCAATTGGTTTCCAGCGGATCCCAATACGAGGTTTGTGTGGCAGGATTCTGATTGCTACCGGCCTGGATGGCCACATACAGCACAGCATTATACAGTACCTGATCGCCCACAGCATAGGTGGTGCTGCTGCTCCAGGTGTCATAGCTGAAGTCGGCAGCGTTGAAATAATCAACCTGGAAACTTTTCACATTGAATCCTGAACGACGTGTGTTGAACAACAACATGCCTGCAGGAAATTGTGTGTAGTCAGGTGCATCCACATCCAAGTAATCGCTGG